AGTTTCAGAGGATAAATATTTCACATGGGATAATCCAGTGGTAGAAGGTGGAGAATAATTAGAAATTACTTAAAACAAGTGATAATAAAGTATAACCAATTAAGTTTAAAAAAAATATAAATTAAATTAAATCAAAATTAAGAAAATTATGGAAAACCAAGTAAACAAAATCACCCAAGAGCAATTAGAAGAATTGCAAGGATTTGTGAAAAAGATAAATCAAGCTGCTTCACAAATTGGTAACTTAGAGTTACAAAAACACCAATTAAAACATGCTGCTGCAGAAGTGCAACAAGAGCTAAACAAGTTTCAAGGTAAGCTAGAAGAAAAGTATGGTAAAGTAACCATCAATGTAGAAGACGGAGTATACGAGCCAATTCCTGAAAAAGAAGATGAAGCTAGTTCGTAAGATCAGCATAGGCAGAGATTATAAAAACGATGCAATGCATTATGCTGTAGGCCAAGAGGTTTATGGTGGTCACACTATAAGTGATATTGTAGAAGAAGACAAAAAGTTTTCTATATACATAAAGAAAAACAACGAAGTTCTCCCTTGGAAAGATTTCAATAAGAACATGGCAATAGCCGTTGAGTATAATCTAGAGTATTAAATGCAAAGTATATTCAATTTTATTATCAAGCCTATAGGAGGAAGATATGATAATAAAAAAAAAGTTGGTGACAAGGAGCTCATTTTAAACACTGAGCTCCAAAATCATAGCTATGTAAATAGAAAAGCTATAGTCATAGCTAAGCCTAAGTCTATAGAGACTAGTATAAACGTTGGAGACGAAGTTATAATACATCATAATATTTTTAGAAGATACCATGATGTTAGAGGCGTAGAAAAAAACTCCAAAAGCTATTATAAAGAAGACATGTATTTCGCATGGCCTGATCAGATATATTTATATAAGAGAAAGGACAAGTGGATAGCTAATGATGGTTTTTGTTTCGTTAAACCAATAGAGTCTAATAACAACCTAAGCTTAGATAAAGAAGAGCCACTTGTAGGTGTTGTTAAATTTTTAGACAATAAAACTAATTACTTAAAATTAAACGATCTTGTAGGTTTTAAACCCTCTAGTGAGTTTGAATTTATTATAGATAACCAAAGGTTATATAGAGTCCATATCCAATCAATTACAATTAAATATGAATATAAAGGACACGAAAAAGAATATAATCCAAGCTGGACATAAAGCTGTTGAGGAACTTATTAAAGTTGCTAAAGAAGCTATTGTTGATTCCGGTGATGATATAACTGCTGATAGACTAAAAAATGCAGCTGCTACTAAAAAACTAGCTATATTCGATGCTTTTGAAATTCTTAATAGAATACAGGAAGAAGAAGAAATGCTTAGTGATAAACCTAAGAAAGAAAAAGAACCTGAAGCTTTTAGTGGTTTTGCAGAAAAAAGATCTAAATAATGTACGAACAAGATCTATATAAGATTATAAAACCCGTTAAAATAAATACCATAAAAAGATTAAATAAATCTAAAAAATGGGATTATGGCTATAATAAAGAAAATGATATTATAGTTATTAGTAAAACAGGTCAAATAGGAGACATATACGAAATACAAAATCTAAAGATAGCATTACCTAAAGAAGTTAATGTTTTTAAAGGGAATGATAAATGGGAAAAGCAAGAGTATCCTAAATCTCTTTCTAAGGTAAAAACAATATTTGACTGGAAAGAGTATCCAGATGATTTTAAAGAAAAATGGCATGCATATATTGATCAAGAGTTTTCCAGGCGTCACGAGGGTTTTTGGTTTTATAACAAAGGCAAAGCTACTTATATTACTGGCACTCATTACATGTACTTGCAATGGTCCAAGATTGATGTTGGGCAGCCAGATTTTAGAGAAGCAAATAGATTATTCTATTTATTCTGGGAAGCTTGCAAAGCAGATAGACGTTGTTATGGAATGTGCTATCTCAAAAACAGACGGTCTGGTTTTTCATTCATGGCATCCGGCGAAACAGTTAACCTTGCCACTATCTCTAGTGATGCTAGATACGGTGTCTTATCAAAGTCTGGGGCTGATGCGAAGAAAATGTTTACCGATAAAATTGTACCAATTTCAATCAACTACCCTTTCTTTTTTAAACCAATCCAAGACGGTATGGACCGTCCCAAAACTGAACTAGCTTATAGAGTTCCAGCAAGTAGGTTTACAAGAAGAAAAATAGACAGTACAGATAGATTAGAAGAAATAAAAGGTTTAGACACAACTATAGATTGGAAAAATACAGGTGATAACTCTTATGACGGTGAAAAACTAGCTTTACTAGTACACGATGAAGCTGGAAAATGGGAGAAGCCTGAAAACATATTAAATAACTGGAGAGTTACAAAAACCACATTAAGATTAGGTTCTAGGATTATAGGTAAATGTATGATGGGATCAACTTCAAATGCTTTAGACAAAGGTGGTTCTAATTTTAAAAAATTATACAATGATTCAGATGTTACGAAAAGAAACGCCAACGGACAGACTCGCTCAGGACTCTATTCTTTGTTCATACCTATGGAATGGAACTACGAAGGATTCATTGATATGCATGGACTACCTACGTTCGACACTCCGAAGCAAGAGACACTTGGGCCTCATGGAGACCCAATTGAAATAGGTGTAATAGAACATTGGCAAAATGAAGCTGATGGTCTTAGGAACGATCAGGATGCGTTGAATGAATTTTACAGACAGTTTCCACGTACAGAAGAACATGCTTTTAGAGACGAAGCTAATAATAGTATATTTAATTTAGTTAAGATATACGAACAGATAGATTATAATGACGATTTAAAAAGTTCCGCTGGAATAACAAGAGGAAATTTTCAATGGTCACTAGGACAAAAAGATTCTAAGGTTGTATTTTATCCTGATTTAAAAGGTAGGTTTAAAGTAAGTTGGGTTCCGCCTGTTAATTTACAAAACAATGTAATTCATAAAAACGGAAGACAACATCCTGGTAACGAACATATGGGAGCTTTTGGTTGTGACAGTTATGATATATCCGGAACAGTTGATGGAACAGGATCGAAAGGTGCACTTCACGGGTTAACTAAATTTTCAATGGAAAATTGTCCACCTAATAAATTCTTTCTTGAGTATGTAGCAAGGCCTCAGACTGCTGAGATCTTCTTTGAAGACGTTCTAATGGCACTTGTGTTTTACGGGATGCCTATACTTGCTGAGAATAATAAACCTCGTTTATTGTACTATTTAAGAAGGCGTGGTTACAGAGGTTATTCAATGAATAGACCAGATAAAGTTTGGAATAAATTATCTGTTGCAGAAAAAGAAGTTGGTGGAATTCCTAACTCAAGTGAAGATATAAAACAGGCTCACGCTGCGGCTATCGAAATGTATATACAGGATAACGTAGGTTTAAAACAAGATGGAACATATGGAGATATGTATTTTAATACTACTTTAAATGAATGGGCTAGGTTTGATATAAATAAAAGAACAGCGTTTGATGCTGCTATTAGTTCTGGACTTGCTGTCATGGCATGTAACAGACATTTATATACTCCAAACGCAAGGGTTGAAAAACAAAAAATTAATATAAGCATCGCAAAATACACTAACAAAGGTGCAGTATCAAAAATAATAGAATAGCATGGCTGAATCAGTTGTAAAAGGTTACTTTCCAAGTCAAATCGTTAGCGATTTAGAAAAGATTAGCCAAGAGTATGGACTCAAGGTTGCTAAGGCTATAGAATCTGAGTGGTTTAAACGTGACTCAGGGACTAATAGATTTTATAGTAATGCTAATGAATTTCATAGATTAAGATTATACTCTAGAGGTGAACAATCAATACAAAAATATAAAGATGAATTATCAATAAATGGTGATTTGTCTTACTTAAATTTAGATTGGAAGCCAGTACCTATTATACCTAAATTTGTAGATATAGTTGTTAATGGTATATCTGAAAGAACTTATGATGTAAAAGCTTATTCTCAAGATCCTTACGGTGTAAGCAAAAGAACAAAATACATGGAATCTCTTTTAAGAGACATGCAGACTAAAGAGTTAATAGAGTTTGCCGCTACAAAGTTTGGTGTTAACATGAGAGAAAATCCTGAAGAAGAGCTTCCTGATTCTAAAGAAGAGTTAGATCTTCACATGCAGTTAAACTACAAGCAGGCGGTTGAGATAGCAGAAGAACAAGCTATAAATACTTTATTAGAAGGCAATAGATATGAGTTAACAAGAAGAAGAGTTAATTACGATCTTACTACAATAGGTATAGGTTGTGTCAAGAATACATTTACACAATCTCAAGGTGTTAAAGTAGAATACGTAGATCCTGCTAACTTAATATACTCTTATACAGAATCACCTTATTTTGAAGATATATATTATGTAGGTGAAATAAAATCGATACCTGTAAACGAATTAAAAAAAGAATTTCCTAACTTAGACAATACTCAACTAGAAAACCTATCTAAGCAAGGTACTCAAAATACAAACCTTTTTAATAGAGGAGGTTCAGAATCTACAAACTTAGATAACAACACTATTCAAGTCTTATACTTTAACTATAAGACATACATGAATGAAGTTTATAAAGTAAAAGAAACAGCAACAGGAGCAAGTAAAATTATAGTAAAAGATGATCAGTTTAATCCTCCTGGTTTAGACGAAGCATTAGAAGCTAGATATGGAAAAATGTCTAGATCATTAGAAGTTTTATATGAAGGCGCTTTAGTATTAGGTACTCAAAATCTTCTTAAGTGGGAACTTTCTAAGAACATGATGAGACCTAAGAGTGATTTTACTAAGGTTAAAATGAATTATTCTATCACTGCTCCAAGAATGTATAAAGGTAGAATAGAATCTTTAGTTAGTAGAATAACTGGTTTTGCTGATATGATTCAGCTTACACATTTAAAGCTGCAACAAGTTATGTCTAGAATAGTGCCTGATGGTATTTATTTAGATGCGGATGGTTTAGCTGAAATTGATTTAGGTAATGGAACAAACTACAATCCACAAGAAGCATTGAACATGTATTTCCAAACTGGTTCTATATTAGGAAGATCATTCACATCGGAAGGTGATATGAATCCTGCTAAGGTACCTATTCAAGAATTACAATCAGGATCTGGTGGTCAAAAAATGCAAACATTGATTCAAACGTATCAATACTATTTGCAAATGATTAGAGATGCTACTGGATTAAACGAAGCAAGAGACGGTAGTACACCTGATAAAAATGCTTTAGTAGGTATACAGAAAATGGCTGCGGCTAATTCAAACACAGCAACTAGACATATATTACAATCTGGTTTATTCTTAACATCTGAAACAGCTGAGTGTTTATCTCTAAGAATATCTGATATACTAGAGTACTCGCCAACAAAAGATGCTTTTATTCAAGCTATTGGATCTCACAATGTAGCTACTCTATCTGAGATGGGTGAATTACATTTATATGATTTTGGTATATTTATTGAACTAGCACCTGACGAAGAAGAAAAACAACTGTTAGAAAATAACATACAAGTTGCTATAGCTCAAAAAGCTATTGATTTAGAAGATGCTATTGATTTAAGAGATATTAAAAATATTAAGTTAGCTAATCAGTTGCTTAAAATACGTAGAAAAAAGAAAGGAGAAAGAGATCAGCAGATGCAAGAAAGAAATATTCAAGCACAAGCTCAAGCAAATGCTCAAGCACAACAAGTTGCCGCTCAAGCTGAGGTTCAAAAACAACAAGCTCTTATACAAATACAATCTCAACTAGAACAAATTAAAGCTCAAAACGATCTACAGAAATTAAAAATGGAAGTTGATAGTAAAAAAGAGTTAATGCAGTTAGAGTTTCAATTAAACATGCAATTAAAACAAGTAGAGACTCAACAAATAGATCAGAAAGAAAAATACAAAGAGGATCGTAAAGATGATAGAACAAAAATACAAGCATCACAACAGTCCGAATTGATAGACCAAAGAGCAAACGCTAAGCCACCTAAGAATTTTGAAAGTGGTGGTAACGACTCTTTAGGTGGATTTAATCTAGGTGGATTTGATCCTAGATAAACAATTGTTTAATTTTATATTATATTATGTCAGAAAAAGTAGAAGAAATTACAGAAGAACCTGTAGTTGATCAGCCAACTCAAGAAGTCGAGGTTGAAAAAGAAAGTGTGGAACCAGAAAAAGAGGTTGCACCTAAAAACGAAATTGATGAAGATGGTACTATTAAGTTAGATCTTAGTAATCTAAATAAAATACCTGAACCTATTCAGCAAACAGAACAAGAAGTTGAAGAAGTTGTTGAAGAAGTTGTTGAAGAAACAGTTGAACAACCAGTTGAAGCTGTACAAGAACCAGAACAACAAGAAGAGGCTCCAGTATTAGAGGAGATTACAAGTGAAGAGGTTCAAGAAAAAGCAGAGGAGCTTGAAGAAGATGTTCAAGAAGCTGTTGAAGAATTAAAAGAATCAGGTATTGTATTACCTGAAAATATAAAAAAAGTTGTAGATTTTATCGGAGAAACCGGAGGTAGTTTAGAAGACTATGTAAGGTTAAACCAGAACTATGATGATTTAAATGAAACT